GCTGACGCTGGTTACACTGCCGCACCTGACATACCTTCATGTGGAAATGGTCAACAAGTATTCTGGAATGGTGCAGATTGGTTTGTGCAAGACACAGCGGGTAACGAAGCCGATGTAAAAAAATATGCACAGCATTTGATACTTAACTATTGCCCTGAGTGGAAGCAACGTAACATAACTAATAGGTCAATGGAGTTAGTTCAAAAAGGTTCATTAAATTGGACAGAAGAAGAACTAGATGAGTACAATTCTAATAAAGCTATCTGGATTAAAATAAAAGAGATACGTGATGCGTCTAATACATTAGGAGCTATGTCACCTATACCTCACGATTATTTGGCAGACGAATATTGGCCTACAATTTAAGGAGATAAGTAATGACGCAAGAAAGTTGGCACTTATCTAAAAGTGTACCAGCAACACTTCTATTAGGGCTTGTTACACAAGCGGCGGCTATAGTATGGACGGTATCGATGATGATGTCTGATATAGACCGCAATACACAATCAATTAGCTCAGTAACTATGAGACTAGGTGAAGTAGAAGACAACGTTCACAGTCAAGCAATAGCAACAGCTAGGATTGATGAAAACATTAAAGCAATTCGTAATGCTGTCGAGAAGATGGCAGATAGGAATAACTAAATGAAACTAGACCCACTCGGCGGTATCGTCGAAGGTCTTGCTTCTGGTTTAGATGAATTATTCACAAGTGATGAAGAGCGTGAGGCCGCCAAGTTAAAGTTAATGACTTTGATGCAACAGCCTCACATTCTCCAAGCGGCGGCAAATATTGAAGGTGCAAAACATCGTTCAGTGTTTGTCGCTGGTTGGCGACCAGCTATCGGCTGGATAGCGGCCTGTGGCCTAGCTTATGAATTTTTAATCTTACCATTTGCAAGCCTAATAAATGCGTATGCAGAATTACCTGCAGAATTACCAAATCTACAAAGCGAACAACTTATGAGCCTTGTCATGGCCTTACTAGGTCTTGGTGGCATGAGAAGCTTTGAGAAATATAAAGGAGTGTCCAAGTGACTGAGAAACAACTCTTAGAATTACTACACAAAACTTTAGCAGAAAACTTACTAGCACGTATACAAGACCCTGATGCAAAATCAGCAGACCTTAACGTTGCCCGTCAGTTCCTAAAAGATAACCATATAGATGCACTTCCAGCGGACGGTAGTCCACTAGCAGACCTAGTTAAATCACTACCAGACTTCAATGATGAAGATGCAGACTTATCAGAAATGCGACCTAATTAATATATGTTTACATCCACAACCTCGTTGGGTGTTCCTGTAAAACAAGACCCTTTAAGTGACTTTAGGAAATTCTTGTTTGTCTGTTGGCAACACCTTAACCTTCCCGACCCTACCCCAGTTCAATATGACATAGCTAAACACATACAAAATGGTGATAAGCGTATCATTGTAGAAGCGTTTCGTGGCGTAGGAAAATCATGGATTACTTCAGCCTACGTTGTGTGGTTGTTGTATATGAACCCTCAACTTAATATCTTAGTTGTATCAGCATCTAAAAACCGTGCTGATGATTTCACAACATTTACTCTTAGACTAATTAATGAGATGCCAGTATTACAGCATCTTATGCCTCGGACAGATCAAAGACAGTCTAAGATTAGCTTTGATGTTGGCCCAGCGGCGGCCTCACACGCACCCTCAGTTAAATCTGTAGGTGTTACAGGACAGCTTGCGGGTTCTCGCGCAGACGTATTGATTGCCGATGACATCGAAGTGCCTAATAACTCAGCTACACAGGGCATGAGAGATAAACTCTCAGAAGCTGTAAAAGAATTTGACGCTATCTTGAAACCAGATGGGCGTATCATATATCTCGGTACCCCACAGAACCAAGAAAGCTTATACAACAAGCTACCTGATCGTGGTTATAAAGTACGAATATGGCCAGCTAGATATCCTAATGAAGACCAATTGGTTTCTCTAGGTGACAAACTAGCTCCTAAGATCAAAAAAGAGATTGCAGATGATGCAGAATTACTAGGGAAATCTACAGACCCCAAGCGTTTCACTGACTACGATTTAGCAGAACGTGAAGCATCCTACGGACGGTCAGGATTTGCTTTGCAATTCATGCTCGATACAAGACTCTCAGACGCTGAAAGATACCCCCTCAAGGTCTCTGACTTGGTTGTCATGGACATACCCACCAGCGAAGCTCCAGACAAGGTTGTATGGGCTTCTGGTGAGCAGTATGTCGTACAAGAATTACCTAATGTAGCCTTCAATGGAGACTACTATCATAAGCCTATGCACATATCAGAACAATTTGAAGAATACAGCGGTTCAGTTATGTCTATTGACCCCTCTGGTAGAGGTAAAGATGAAACAGGTTACGCTGTGGTTAAGATGCTTAATGGTTTCTTATATGTCCGCAGGTGTGGTGGAGTAGACGGTGGGTATTCTGAAGAAGCTCTAAAGAAACTCGCTATGATTGCTAAAGAAGAGAATGTTAACGAGATAATCGTTGAGAGTAACTTTGGTGATGGTATGTTTAATCAGTTGATGACACCCATCCTAACTAAGATACATCCTGTTACATTGTCTGAAGTGAGACATAATACACAGAAAGAGAAGCGTATCATCGATGTCCTAGAACCTGTCATGAACCAGCATAAGCTAGTGATAGATAAGAAGGTCATAAAACAGGACTACGAGAGTACACAACACCTACCACCTGAGTCATCTCTCAGATACCAGCTTATGTATCAGATGACACGGTTAACTGCAGAACGTGGAGCGTTATCTAACGATGACCGCTTAGATAGTTTAGCAATGGCTGTACAATACTGGGTGGATGCTATGGCACAAGATGCAGAACAACGCATAGGTGCTAGAAGAGAAGAAGTATTACGTGGAGAAATCGATAAGGTTATACGGTCAGCCTCAATGGGTCTGGCAGTAATTACAGGACACATAGGTGATGGAGATATAGGTATGAAGTGGTAGCACTTCGGGTTTGCTCTAGGTGATTAAGTTGCACTATAGAGCTAACCCCCCTCCCCCCTGTATACCCCTATAGGATACCTATAGGAGAGCTGTAGGACATCTATAGACCAGAGACATACAGGTTACTACGGGTTAGTCGTTGTAGTTAATCCTATTATATAAAGTATAAAGCCTATGAAGAATAAGATAAGAGATATAGTAGTTAATATGTACTCCCGTAATAAGTACCACAGGAATGCTAGTAGAGCTATGAAACAGCTACATGCTTGTACAGATCGAGAGTTATCCGACATGGGTATCAATAGATACGAGATCAGACATAAGGTTTACTCTGGGTATCCTAAATAATTTCGGTAGAAAAATCTGAAGTGGTATACGTTAATCACCGAACGCAAAAATCCCCCGCCCGACTTGACCTTAATATTTTATTAGGCGCGAGGGTTTGCACCAGATACTGCACCAATCACTCGTATTCACTATACTATACTAGGGGTAGGCAACAGTTAATCAGATTGTTTCCATGCTATTTATATGGGTAATCAAAAGAGCCGCCAAGTTTCTGCTTGGTTCGTCTGTCTTTGTATTACCTATCGTGTCCGAAATCCTATAGAAACCACAGCATCCAACAGACACCAACAGACACCAACAGAAACCACTATATATACAGCCCTATTCATTAGGGCTTTTTTACCGTCGTATCTCTATTGTTTTCAAATTGATTTAATATTGGTGTAAAATAACTGTTTACAATCTAAGCAATAACGGTTAATTACTAATTAATGCTAATTAAATATAAGGATTTATCACAATGCTAAATGAAACAACAAAAACAATCTTCACAATTATCTTATTAATTATGTTTGGTGCTACTACAGTATTATGTATTGCCGCAGGTGCTTTAGGTGTTGCGGGTTTCATGATGGCAACAGTTTGCGCCGCTATCATCTTAATAAACGAATATTAATCTAATCTAACCATTAACTACTATTAACCCAAAGGAAAATACAAAATGAAAACTTCAAATAAAGCAATCGACACAATGCAAGAAATCACAAACAAAGTTGTTTCACTAATGGAACAACACGGTACTGATTGGTCTAAACCTTGGCGCGATAGTGCAAGGGCTGTTGGCAATCCTATCAGCGCAAAGAAACGTGAGTATTCTGGCACTAACTTTTTAAACCTTGGATTTATTACAGCAATGTCAGGTTATAAATCACCAGTTTTCGCAACATTTAAGCAATGGAAATCTTTAGGTGCTACAGTTACCAAAGGTTCTAAGGGCTACGCTGTATTATTCTACACCACTATCAAGATCAAAGACAAAGTAACTGGTGA